TTCATTTGGCTGACCTTAGAGCTAGTTTTAAAGACTTCTGCATGTGCCTTATAAACTTTCTGCGAGCTACGCCATCAGCTATCTTATGGAACGGAAACTTCTTTTTATAATTAACAACTGGCTCGAACCCAATCAATAATTTAACATTGGTTGATGGGGATTTGCCTGATGTAGTAAACGAACCTTTCTTAGAGATGTGACCTCTCTCCCAGACACCACTGATCCCTTTAACCTTGCCAATGAACTGTGATTTTTTTCTGATCAGTCCATTCCTTCTACCAACAATATTTCCATACCTATTAAGTTTTATGTTGCCTGTTCTGGTGTATGGCACAGGGACATTGCCTGTCTGTGATCCACCCTCAATTGCAAACTTTAGATACTTATACTTTTGCGGTAACACATGAATATCTCCAACCAATAGTTTCTTTTTGGCTTTATTGATCTTGAATGCTTTCAATGTGTATGGTGTTGGATTATCCAGCTTCTTAGGCATTTGCACCTTCTCAGCCTTTTGTATGTCAAATAGCGTGTCATTGATAGCTCTTGATACTGCGAATGGTATCTGTTTCTTTTGGATATTAGTCAGTGATCTAGTCAATGGCTTTAGATCTCCTTTAATGTTAAACATCATCAATCCTCCACCATTTAAAAGGGTTCTTTGCACTGAATTTAACTTCATACCTATGCGCCCAGCGAGAAGCAGTAGATTGACTTACATCCATAGCCATTGAGCAATGTCTTATTGTCTTACCTTGCTTAGCATTTCGGTGCATAAAGTCTTTAACATTCTCTCCTATCTTCCCTTCAACGCGCGTTTCTAAATCCACTTAACCTCCCTTGGCCTTGTTAAATAACTCTTCAATCATCTCAATACACTTTCTAACTTCTTTTTGATCTCCTAGCTTAGCTTGATGCTGTAGATACTTTGACCACTTCTCCATCTCAGCACCAAAATCCTCAATGGTTTTAAGGTGCTTAGTTCTCCACCAATGTAAGTTGTTGTTATCCACTAACATCCCCTTAAAAGTAATTTATGTTCAAAGTTATCCTTCTGCTAGTGTCTGAAGTTGTTGTGCTGTGATGCTCTTTACTTGGATCAAACAGTAACAATTTATTTTCTACACTTGAGATCTTTGTATCGTTTTCTAATACAGTCAAACCATCATTACTGTTTACAAAAAACAAAGCGCCATTGTGTTTGTAATCATCATCAACATGATCTTGATGATGTATAACTTTTGGCGTTCTTGGATAGTTGTTGATCTTGATCCTAATCAGCGCTTTTATATCTAACAAATTTATAAGTGGTTGTAGTTTTTCAAATGCAAAGTTACTGAATATCTGGTTATTTGAATAAACCATATGTGTGCTGAAATCGTTGTAGATCTTCTGATCTTTAGTTAATCCTTTGGGTTTTAGATAAGCGACAGATTCATGGTGATACCAAGCAATATCATCTCCTAAGATATAGTTTTGTATATCCTTAAACACTTGATCTGATAACGCGTTATCAATTACTTTCATTTACTATCCATCCTTACGATCTCTGAAATACTTCTTGATCTCATTCTGGTTTTTAGTTACTGCTTCTTGCCTAGCATGATGGAATGGTAGCGCCCAATATTTGACCATCATTGACGATTCGTGAGCAGTCCAGCCTCTATGTTCCTTATTGTGTTTCATGAACCAATATCGAATATATGGAGGCACATCGCTAAACTTATGATCAATAAAGAAGTTTCTTTTTTGTTGATCGTCTGCATTCCTCCAGATCGATTCATAATTAGTCATTTGTTGACTCATAACAGCTCTTGGCGTTATTGCATCAAATGCAGGTTGCAACTCTCTTGCTTTAGCCTTGATCGCTGTGATGATCTGCTTGGGCAATGGTGCATTATCACCACCAACCTTAGACACCTCATCCACTGCTAAACCCCAGAGCATGACTTCTCGATCTGGCAGGCTTACTAATTTGTTTTTTAATGTGCTAATTAAGGCTTCAATGTTTTGGCCTTTATGAGCTAAGAATGGAAACTCATTCTTTAATGTTTCATAAATGTTTTGTGCTACTTCTTGGTGATTGATTTTGCTTTCTATGCTGTGCATTTATATTTCTCCTTGGTTAATTGATGTGAGTAATTCTTCAACACTTTTTTTTGCAGATAAAGGGAGATGAATTGCTTGTTTATGATCTTGATCTATTTTTTTATTCTTATCTAGCGCCTCTTTATATATATCAGTCTTAGTATTAGAATCAGTCTTAGTAATACACACAGGTTTTCTCATAGTGCGAAAACCCAACTCTGGATTATCGGACTTTGGCTCTTGATCCATAATCTGTTTATCTGACTTTGGTTGATGTGACGGCCTTTGTTCCAAAGTTCGTTTATCCGACTCTGGCTTTAAAGTAGCTAAAAGTGCGTATTTACCAAAACCATCTGCCTTTTTTGTATAGATCATCCAACCTTTAGCCTTTAATTCGTCCATAGCCGCAAATATTGCTGATCTGCCATCATTAAATTGAGTAGCTAATGATTTGACTGTAAAGTGATAATTGTCCTTTTTAGAAGCCATATAGCAAAATAGGCCTTTAGCTTTCCAGCTCAGATCTTTATCATTCAAAAGCTCATTAGGGATCTTTGTAAAATCTGATTGTATATCGTTAAATTTTTTCATTGAATGTCCTGTTGTTGATATTCGGAAAGCTCTATTTGGCTCAAACACTTTCCATCTTTAGGCTTAAAAGAATGCACTGGATATTCCAGCACTTTGTTGGAGTTAAAATGAATATGTGATCTGCCGCATTCGCGAACCAAAGGGCAGACAGAATTGCAGATTTCAAACGAATGTGAGAAGTTTAAATCCATGCTAAATTGGCCTGTGAAAACCGAGCGCAAAATAAAATTGCGTGGATAAAACAAGGCGAGTACAATTGCTATTAATCATGCAAATAAAGTGTGTTTAATTGAAAAACTCGGGACATAACATCTGTCGCGTAAATTTGCCTTCGGTTACTGTTTCAATGCGAATTGCAACCTTAATTGGAATCCCAGATCTGCGCCAATACTGGATGTTTTGGTGATTACAGCCTAGCGCTCTAGCCAACTTCTGCTGTGTTCCGTAGTATTTTATTAAGTCATTCATGTGGCCAATTATATACACATAACTTTTGCATTTTTAGTTCGGTTTTCAAACTTAGGATAATTTAAGGAGATTAAAGTGACAATCGAAAAAGAAAGAATCGGAGATAGGGTTCTCCAGAAGAGGAAAGAAATGGGCTTAACTCAAGGCGAATTGGCTGAGAGAGTCCGTAAGGGAATGAGCTTCCAAAATATTGGAAACTTAGAGCAACACAAGATCAAAAAAGCGCCAGACTACATTCATGAATTAGCTGAAATACTAGATGTAACAACTGATTGGTTAATGAGAGGCGAAGATTCAAACTATCAAGTGGAAGATCAAGTGCATGATTTACTAGCGACTGATCGACCAATTGACTTTGACTTTAGAGATCCATTATTTGCCGTTAGTGTTCCTGCTGGCGATAAATTAATCCTACAATCTGGTGCAAGATTACATGCCAGATTGATTAAAAAATATTCTGTGTAATACACATAATCTTGTAATCGGAATTAACCATAGGAGGTAACAGGTAAGATATTAATAAGAGCTTAAATGGTGCAACACCATACTGCCCTCGCAACTGTAAATCTCTGGTTATCGAACCCAGTTTTTAGTCAGACATAATCTTGTTAATAAATAGTAATGCCAATGCTATCTCTGAAAAAGAAATTCAAATTTGGCACATCGTGAGAAGCGGGTGATCTAAAAAGTACACCTTAAAGGCTTGATGATGGTTATGAGTGTGGTTAGGAAAAAGTACACACTTAAAACTCGAACTTAATCGCCACTAACCTTAACAGGGGCGTTAAAAAAATCTAAAGGAGTGAGATATGTTAGAAAGTGACACAAAGGAAATGACTGAAACGATGGGTTTCAGTTTCCAGAGATTCATTACTAAGCAAGACCAGTCTATGGATGATTATCTAGCGGCAACATACTTAGAAATGAAGAAACAAATAGATCTCACAGTAATTGACACAGTTTGTTTGTGTTGGTTATCGAAAGACATTTGTGAAATGTCTAAAAATATTCCATCTGTTGTTGAAGATGGTGTGTTTTACGATATGAGTAATAGAGTTGACGCATGTTATTTTGTGTTGTCAAAGTTGTTGGAAAGCGGAACGAATACCAAAATTATTGGTAATATAGACCATGAAATTTATATTCTTAAACATTTGCTGAAGCCGCAATAGACCAGCAATAACCACTTATAGCCGTCCTTTTTGGGCGGCTTTTTTTTGTCTTTTTTAAAATCTTTTTTCAAATAGTCTTTGTATGTGATTATAATAATTCCAAAATCTGTGTATTTTTACGGATTTATTGATCTACATAAAAGGAGTCACATGACAGAAAAAGAAGATCTACCAATAACATCTACACCAAGAGATAGATACAAAAAAGCATTCGAACAGGGAATGCAATACGAACATTACAAGATCCGAAAAAGCAGAAAGGTTTGGTTTGTCAGAGGATTGATCCTAGGTTATCTACCATACGCGATCCATCAATGGCCTTATATTGTGCAGTGGGTGTACTCATGAAATATAAAGTAGCCAACCCATCAGCACTTGATAAATTCTTTATCAAATACTTTTCATCTCACTTAATCAGAATCTCCAGAGGCAATATTGGGCGCTATTTTATGGCCGCAGGATTTACTCTTGGATTTCTAGTGGGGTTTGTATTATGAATTTAAAGCTCGAACAATTATCAATTGACGAGATCAACCAGATCCATGACTTATTGCAGATCATTGGCGTTCAATCAAGCGTACATGATCAGCCAAGTCAAAACACTTATTCCATCGAAGTCGGCCTTAACAAAGCCAACGCCAGCCTTATTGAAGGCATTCTTAACTATATAGCAATTTACATACATAAAGGAGATACAAATGACATCAAGCACTAGCATTGAAGCCTATAGAGATATACAAGCAACTGGAAAATCACAAAAACAAGTAGACATAATTTTGGACTGTTTACTTAGCAACAAAAAGCCACTTACTGGGCGCGAGATCCAGCAAAAAACAGATCTAGATATTAATGCGATCAGTGGCCGCGTAAATGAAATGAAAGCCAGTGGCCTAGTAACCACTTGCGGCAAAACTAAGTGTCCGATCACTAAAAGAACTGTTGTCCCTGTGACAGCCGTTTGGAACATTCTTGAGGCATATTACCCACCAGCAAAATAAATCTAAATCACATACGGAGAACTAAATGAATACAAATATCAAAATCGAATTAACAGATGAACAGCGTAATTTAATAAGCAACATTTATCACAACAAGTCTAGTGCAAAGCTGGCAACGAGAAAAGAAGTCAATGACTTAGTTATGCTATTTATTTCTCAACTCATTAATGGTATTCCTAACGATCAATCAGCAGATCTTGTTGATGATCAAATCTATAAATCAATACAGCCGATTGCAAAAGGTGTCATCCAGCAAGGCTACAAATATTTTATGAATGACATTGAAGTTAGCGCTGAAATTTTTCATGATCCTGTAACAGCAAAAATAAATGCTGAGATGGGAGATCTTGCCGCCGCTAATCGGAGATCTTGATCATCAAAGAAAAAATGGCAGGGGTTTTTGAATTACCCTTTTCGCAAGTTTGATCTGTGCTTGTTGCCGCAAACAGATCATTTTTTTTTAATTAACTAAGGAATAACATGGCAGGTATTAACAAGGCTCTAGTAATAGGAAATCTGGGACAAGATCCAGAGGTTCGCAACACTAAGTCGGGAGAAACAGTTTGCAACCTAAATATAGCGACCTCAGAGCGCTGGAGAGATCGGACAAGCAATGAGCTTGTTGAGAAAACAGAATGGCATCGAGTGAGCGTGTTTGGTAAGAGCGCAGTATTCGCATCTGAGTATCTCACTAAGGGATCTAAGGTTTATATCGAAGGTAAGTTGCAAACGCGTAAATGGCAAGATCAAAGCGGTGCAGATCGATACACCACTGAAATTGTTGTTGCAGGATATGGCGGCATACTTCAAGCATTAGATAAAAAGAATGGATCTAACCAAGATCCAGAGCTGGAAGATATTCCATTTTAACGACTAACTTATGTGTCGATCTTATTAGGAACGGCACATCTAAAAAAAAGGAGATAAGAGTGAAATACAAAAAGCAATGGATAAGCGAGATGCTTAACAAACAAGATCTTATGGAACTAACAACCAAGAAACTTGAAAGCATTGGAAAAAGTTACGGCCTTGATCTGGATCGTAGGCTTAAAAAAGAAACATTAGTTGATCAACTTTATAAAGTTTTATAGGAGATCTTATGAAAATGAAATATGAGATTAGAAAAGGTAATGACAGGATCTTGATGACTATGAATGAGATCATGAAAAAAACTGGCCTGCAAGCATCAGCAGTTAGACATAGACTGAAGCAAAGCAATGAATATAAGATCGTTATGGCTAAGAAGGGTAAACACATTATTGGCGGCTATACAAAAGCTGACAAAGCCAGAGCCAAGAGATTAGCAAAAGCCAGAGAACTTAACTTCCAGACCGAAGAGAATAAGGCAGAGCGTAAGAAAAAACAGATCAAATATGCTAAGCACCCTTTTTGGGATCAAGGCGAGGAAGGAAAGCTCCACAGATTGTTATGGGGTGCATGGTGATCGCTGACGAGAACCTTGAGGATGTAAGATCTAAGCTCAAAGAATTAGAAGATCAATATCATGATCTAATTTTCGAAGATAAAGATTCAGAGGCCGAGATCGTATTGCGCAGAGTTGATTTTTATAAAGAACTTCTGCGCGCTGGAATAGAACAAAGACCAAAATTTTAATTATGACACTAGAAAAAGATTACTACACAGTCAATGAAGCGGCAGTTTACATGGGATTGTCGCTTAGCGGCTTTAAGGTTGTGGCAAACGCCAATAATATTCCTTTTGGTAAAGTACCAAGAGGCAACAAAATTTACAGAAGATCTGATCTAAGTAAGCTCAATGAGCAATACTTTAATGCAGACAAAATATTTATTGAAGGAGAAGATCGAACATGAATACAGATGATACAAAAATCAATCCAAGTTATTACACCAAAGGCATCCAAACTACTGACTATATTGAAAGCCATGATCTTGGGTTTTGTGCTGGCAATATCGTCAAATATGTAACCAGATATTTGCATAAGAACCCAGAGAATCCATTAGAAGATCTTGAGAAGGCTCAGAAGTACATTGAGATCTTGATCAAGAAACATACACCATTCCCAACTCAAAAACATAAGATGGCAGAAGATTACAAAGAAGCTCTAGCCAAGCTCAAGGCTGGACAGTTATAAATTAATAGCTGTAGTAACAGATTTGAGATGATTTGGCGATAAATGGATATATCTCATAGTTGTTTTGATGTCAGCATGTCCCATCACATTTTGAATACTTGCCAAGTCAACTCCTGCCATAGCTAAATGACTTGCATAAGTATGCCGCAAGACATGAGTCCCCCAGTTACCCTGTTTGATCCCAGCTCTTTGACAGCATCGAGCCAAAGCAGTTCCAATACTTGATCTATGCTTGATGTTTGGAAACAAATATTCACCAGTCAGATCAAAGTTATCTAATGCTTTCATAGCATTCTCATTCAAGCCAACTACTCGAAACTTTCCAGACTTAGTTCTGGCCTTATTAGTCGATACAATATAGATCTTACCAGCGTTAATGTTATCAACTCTGAGCAGTTGTAACTCTCCTATTCTTAACCCAGTATTAGCCAGAAACATCCACCAATGCCAATGATTTGGAGAGTTATCATAGAGATCTTGGAGATCTTCAGTTGAGTGATACTTTGGCGGCTGATCGTTTTGATCTGGCACTTGCTCAATCTTTAGATCTGGAACTTGGTATTTTTGACGATCAGCTCTATTTAAAAAGGCCTTTATGTCATTCAATAGTTTGTTGATCATTGCAGGAGCTAATCCATAGTGTCGTTTCTGATCAATAAACTCATCGATCTGATCAATTGTCAGCTTATGAATGTACATATCACCAAACAAATCATCCAAATGATTAACAAAATTATCATTTTTAACCTTAAAACTGCTTGGATATTGCCTCTCAAACCATCTCAGATAGATCTTAGAGTATTCCCTGTATTTAATCTGACGGCTACGAGTTGTCCCGCCTGCCGTTTTAGCCAGATATAGATCGTATTTTTTCTTCTCAAGGATTTGCTGTGCCATTTCTTTCTTGATCTTTCCAAGTGACTCTCTCTTTCTCTTTCCATCGATGTCAATGTAATTCAGTTGCCACACCTTGGTTTGCAGTTTTTTTATTGTTGCCATTAAGTTCTCCTATTACTGTGCCATAACTCTGCCATTTTCAAAGCTAAATATACCTGTTATTGACCAAATATTGCATATTTATACATTTATTAGTATAAAAAATAATAGGCTTAAAATGCCTGTTTATTGGCTTTCTGGAGGGGTTTTGGATGGTAGTCGCGGGCAGATTCGAACTGCCGACATCCACCTTGTCGAAGTGTTAGGATCATCATAAACAGTGGCTTTTCGTGCCAGTCTGCCATTTTAATGCCTTAATACTTCACCTTTTTATGGGACATATTTTCAACAGATCTCCTGCTGATCTAAAAAATCTCTAGGATCAAAATTTGGTAGTCGCGGGCAGATTCGAACTGCCGACTTCCACCATGTCAAAATGGCAGAGATCCTTATCTGTCTGAG